CGCCGTCAAGCTTGTTCAGTTCAGCCGCAGTAGCCGAAACAGTGACGCCGTCAATCTTGAGGGGGCCAGTGAAGTCGGAGCTTCCACTGTAAGTCTTGTTGCCGGTGATCTCTTGGGTACCGCCCAAAGAAACGACGTTACCGTCGCCACCGATTCCGATGATGGATGTTGCGTTGCCGTTGCCGTCGTCGCCGTAACCGTAGTAGAGTACGTTATCGGCTTCGTTAAAGGCTAGTTCGGCGTTTTTGAGTGATGAGGGTGCGCCAGCTGAGCCTGTGGCGGCTCTGCGCTTAATGCGAATTTGGTTGGCCATGTTTGAGGTTTGCAAACCTTGTACGGTTTAGACTTCCTACCCCACTTCTTTGACTATAGGGCTAAAAGTTTCCGCCGTCTTGCATTCCGCCATTCCGCCACTCACCACTCTGGTACAGCAAAGCATCTCCTGGACTGGGGTTGGTTACCCGCACATCCGAAAGAGCCGACAATGTAGAGAGGCCAAGGTTAGCCCCTACCGCGACCAATGACCCCCCGGCCTTGATATAGATCTGTTGAGTATCCGTCGCGTAGCAGATTTCGTTTTCCTTAATATCTAGGACGTTAGCAGTTAAAGCCTCAAACGTACCACGCAGAGGCTTCAGACTTGAACGATCTTCGGGGCTGATTGCCATGAGGGTACCTGATTCTAAGTTAGTCTGCCGATCAGACGGTTGCTGTGCCGCCGTCAATGTCGGGATGAACCATGTGATCGCTCAGTACCCATTCTCCATTAACCCTCGCATAGCCTTCTCCGTCATGAGGGGCGTCCATGATAGACATGCTATCGTTGACGTAACTAGGAACGCCAGCCCGAATATCAAGAACTTCGGCCGCATTCATCATATTACCCAGGCGGGTATGGTCGATACCAAGATAGGCTGCAAGACCTGTAGCGTCGTCTAAAGAAGCAACGATCTCCAGATCAGTGTAACCCAAACGAATGATCTCGTCTTCTACTAACTTGATGCTATGATTACCCTCTCCGTAATTGCGGGTCGCGGAATAATCAGCCAAAAAAGTTCGGATCTTAGCATATCTGCGAACCTGCCCGTTTAGCATGGGCTCGTCGTAGTATGCGATCTCATCACTGATAATAAAATCCATTCCGTCCTGGAGGCCTACGTTAGGCCTGCTCAAAAGGTTTGGCAAATAAGAGAAACGCCCAACGAGGTTTAGCTTCTTGGCATTAGCCTTCATGTAGCTATAGATGTCGTACGGCTGGGACTGGTGAATGCCGTAAATAGGATCTGCCATGGTTGAGACCACTGTTATATCTCTCTAGTCTTCCGGCATTAAAAAAGCCCCTTGGTAGGGGCCCTTGATATTCAGTTGTTTAAGCAAATCAGCGACGGGGGCCGTCGACCAGCTCGTAGAACACTCCAGCAACGGTTCCAGCGCTCAGGGCGTAGGAGATGTTGTTGTCAGCGTCGCAAAGTGCGCCACGGATGTGAGCAATGCCCACGCCGTTGAGGTCGAGGTCGGTAGCTTCAGCGATTTCGACGGTCTGGCCGCCTACGGTCACGGTCACGTCACCGCCGGTCAAGCCGACAGCGATCAAGCGGATGGTCTTAGCGTGGGCCAGGGTTACGGCCGCGGCTGCTGGGGATGTGGTCACTTCGCACTCGGCGTCAAGGTTGAAGCCTTCGCGTGGGAAAATGCCTGAAGAACGTGCTGCCATTGTTTTAAGTGTGGTAGAAGCGAAACCCTCTCGCAGAGATGACGAGGCGTTTCGTGGTTACATCCTATTATTCCAAAAGGGCGTGACGCAAAATTCTACCACAGAAACTCTTTAAAACACTCCTGGCAAAATCTGTCCAGTAGCGAGGTATGCGCCGATAGCAGCAACAAAACCAAGCATAGCAGCGCGGCCATTGACAACTTCAGCGATGCGTAGCTGTTGCTTAACTTTCTTGTTTTCATCCATGGTAGCAAGTAATACAGAAGCTATAGTATGCCATAAAAAAAGCCCCCCGAAGGAGGCTTGAATTACTTGATCAGTAGATCAGGAAGATCAGGCGGTTGCGTCGATGCCGGACAAGCGGGCAGCTGCACGACCGTTGATCAGAGCAAGGCCACAATACCATTCGCAACGTGTGATCAGCTGAGGCTGGTCGAAGCTTTCGCCCAGTTCGCGAACCGCAACGCCACCGTTCTGGATGCCAGTCAGGAGGTCGTTACCGAAGGAAACCACGTAGAGGTCCTGAGCAGCGGGGTCGCTGTCAAGGATAGCAACGTTCTTGTGGTCACGATCCAGCTCAAGCAAAGGCAGGCCCATGTAGGTGGTCTGCTGATAGCCGAACTCGCTACGAGCGATTTCGATTTGGCCGTTGCTGCGAGCCTGCTTCGTCAAAGCGCGACGAGCGGACTTCGAACAGACGATGTACTTGCGACCGCCCTGAGCGTCAACGTTGTCAATGACTTCGTCAAGCTTGGAAAGGTCAAGAGCACCACCGCCGTTGGCGAAGTACTGTGAAGAACCAGCAGCGATACGAGCGGCGAGGCCGTCGAACTCAGAAGGGGACTGGTTGGAGTCGCCGTTAATGAACAGTGATTCCCAAGCCATACGCATTGCGCGGACGCGGGACTGGATCTGATAAGACTTGGCTTCAGCTCCCTCAAGGTTTACGATAGCTGAATCAACTTTGATGTCGCCACCGAAGAGCTTAAGGCTTTCGGACTGCTGACTAACTTCAGCGTAGCTCTCAGCCAGGGCGCCGTTGTAGTTACGGAATCCAACGTCGGGAAGGCTTTCTTCGCGCTTCCAGAACAGGCCGTTGCCTTCGATGTTGCGGAAAGGTAGGACGGACATCAACTGACCAGCTCCTAACTCAGTTACCACGGCCAGCTCCTGAGGAGTCTTAGCGTGCTTTTGTGCTTCGAGCAGAGTAAGTGCCATTTTAAATACCTAAAAGATGAAAAGGTGAAAAGGTTTGGGTGATTGAGTAGCTGAGCATCGCGCTCATTTTCTCAGGACACCCTGTCCAGTTCGCCTCGTCACGAAACGACCCGTAAGGGTATCATCTAAAGTAAGGTTACCTAAATAGCTAGTTTTGAACTTTCCATAAAAAAAAGCCCCCCGAAGGAGGCAATAAGACTGTTGAAAGCCTTGGTCAGCTGAAAGCACGTCGGAAAATTTCCTCAGTGGACAGTCCCGAAAGATCCTCGACCGGCATGCCGTTAGAGTCTGTACCACCGTAGCCAATACCAGCACCGCTTCCCTTGGCTCCCTTGAAGAAAGTGCCAAAAACTGGATGATGCTTGTAGCTGCCCAGGTAGTCCTCGGGAGTGATACGCTTCCCGGAATCTTTGTCCAGGAGGGGATCGCCAGCACTGTCGACTACAGTCAGAGATCCGTCAGGCTCATGACGGAAGTTCTCACCAAGCTGTCCAGCCATCAAGTCGAAGAATGAAATACCGTCGACAGAATCAGTACGACCTCCGGCAGAGTTGAACACTTTCTCCAGAGCATACTGCTTCCGATACGCGGCCAGAGCATGCGTTGCGACTTCAGCCTCCTTGCGAGCTTCTTGAGCCTGCTGAGAGTACTTGCTCTCAATTGCGTCACGAGTCTCGCCCCACTGGGACTGCATCCGAGCGGCTTCCGCTGCTTCCTCTTGGAGCTTATTGTACTCCTCAGGGTTGATGTCAGCAAATCGCTCGAGGTGGGCCTTTGTCTCCTTGACTTCACGCTCGTATTGCTTACGGGCTTCACGTTCAGACTTAAGAGCCTTTAAAAGGTTCTCAGCCTCCGACCGAGGCATCATGTCATCAGTGACTGAAGCGGCTGGAGCGGCGACTTCCGTCTCGGGAGTCATGTTCTCTTCGTTCATGTTGCGGATCAGGGATCACCCCTGAAAGAATGTTACGACGTATTATTCCAAACGCTATTTTATCCACTTTTTGAGAGGACAAAGCAAATCAGGATCCTCGTTGATCCACGCCTTGGCCTTCATAAAACAGCCGCACTCCGAACATCTCTTGCTTTGCTTGATGAAAGAAGGGCACGCCTCGCACGTACCGTAACGAGAATCGTAAACCTCTTTGCTGACTTTTCCTCCTTTGATAAAAGCGCTAGCATTTTTTGCCAGCCCTTTCGCCATCTGAGCAGGAGTTGCCTTGACTTTCTTTGGCGCCATAGCCTCGAGAAGTCGGTTATTCCTTTCCTCAGGCCATGCAGATACCGGTCCAGTAGGATAAGTACCTGCAGATTTTAACTCTTCCTGTAAGTCCATGCCCGACATTAAGCTGGGCTAGGATACCTACAAGGCCGCGATCCTTGCCTGGAAGTCAGCGAAGTCAGCAGAAGCGGCGACCTCTGCTTGAAGCTTCGCCTTGTTGATCACTTCAGGTAACTGAACAGGCTTGAACTTCTGGTCTGGGTTGTTCCATTGCAGGATGTCGCCTTCGGCCAGAGGTATGTCGGTCGGGCCGGTAGTGACCCGACCGAATTCGACGAAGAGATCACCTGCAGGGCTGCCGCCTGGGAAGTCGTTGGAGTCCCAGTAAACCGCCCTTCCGGCCTGCTCCTGATTTATTCCCAGGATCTGGTAAGGGCCATTTGTTGTTCCGTTCGCGTCGGTGTAACTAAGGCTCCAGGGCGAAGGGTCCGAAGCAATCTCGGCCCACTGGGTCGCAAAACTGTTGCCGTCCTTGTCCAGGTCGTTTAGATACAGGATTGAGCGAACTGCACCACCAGTAATTCCTACCTGGGTTCTCCATTCGCCCTGCTCATCAGGCAAGGTATTCATCAACCTTATATCCCAAGTACCTGTGTAAATAGGAGTCGGTCCCGCTGGCATCTGATACAGCTCAAAATCATCCATGTCCTGGACTCCCAGGGACACCACTCCGGTCTCGCCGTTGACGCTGTCGACTGGGGCTGCAGGCGGCTGAGCAGGCGTGAACTTCTGATCGACCTCGTTCCACTGGAGAACCGATCCGGCTACTGGGGGCTGGATTGGCAAGGAGGGCAAA